CTTTTTAACTCTTTCATTGTTTATCCGCCTTTCTGTCAATTTTGTCACATATTTGGTCAAGCTTTTTAAAGAGAGCTTCAGTAATAATTCTCAACTCATCCTTATGTACATAATTACCAGCTACAAGTAGTTCAATAGCCTGTACTTTATCTGTAAGCCTTACAGCATCTAATTCAATCTCATGGATTGAATCATTTACCGATTTAAATGAATGTTCTGTACTTTCCTTTAACGACTGAAATAGAGCAGTGCCTACAATCCCTATAACTACAAAAGCTCCATTTGCTATCCATTGCCAATCCATCTCTACACCCCTTTATTATAGTACCTTAATTATACCATATTATTTTGATCGTATTTTAGCGTATCTCAAGTACATTATCTTACTATCAATATTATCATAAGCATAACTTCCACCAGCTCTTACGGCCAAGTAAATAGTTATTGCAGTTACTCTGTCCATACCTTGCTCTATCAATGCTTTATACAGTATTCTATCAGCCTCATAACGCCCTACGAATTGTGTACCATAGAGAATATCATGGATACAGAAAGCTTTGCTTCCTGCTCCTCCTATAGGGCACTCTACACTCCTAAATAATCTAGGAATACTACCGCCATCAAACGTAAAACCTTCCATAACTGTAATATCAAACTTATTATCCTCATAAATTAGAGGAGCTAGTAGTTGAAACCTCTGTTCTGCAAGTATTCTAAGATCAAGAGAAGAGTGAAACATCTAAAACCTCCAACTAAACTGTAATGTCATCATTGTGCTACCAAGAGTACCTAGTGTATCGACATATATGTATATATACATCATTTGCACACTTAACTATCTCCAACATTAGGCTATTATCGCCAATTTTCTTATAGTTCCTGTATTATCTTTGATACCAATATAACCAGTAACTGGTGCATCACTAGAAGAATTAAAATTTGCTCCAATCTTAATATAGCTTCCTGCACCTTTTGGAAATAAAGCTAAGTCGATTATTGAATCGTTGCCTGCTGCCCCTAATTCTGCTGGGCTACCTGTTGCGCCTCCCTTTACATACACATGATTAACCGAAGAAGCTGCATGATTGATAGCAAATTGCAATCCTCCTGATGAGTTAAAATACCAACTATTCGCACCAGCATTATCAATACGCATATCACCAAAGTTTGATACTAATCTAGCTCCAAGTGTTGTATTATCTATAAATACCCCAGAAGAATAGTCAGCAGTTGTATTGCCAGATATACTCATATTGTTGCCAAACACGCGCCCACTTGCGTATTGCTGGACTCCATACGTTCCATTTGTTTGTGCAGTTGCATTATGTGACTCTACTGAGCCATTATCTCTAGCATATATACCTGTACCAGTATTTGAATTAGAAGTTACATTTAATGCTCTAACCTGAGAATTTGAAAGTGCTGCAATTCCGGCAATATAACAACCACTAACTGTAGCATATTCACAGTTTATGTTTGATCCATACTCTGCTTGTATTCCATATCCATATCCATTCACAGAGTCAACAGCTCCTACAGAACTTGCATACCTAGCAGATACAAAAGAACCACAGAAAGCCCATATCCCCACATCACCAGCATTTGATACTTTGGAATAGTCAGCCACTATAGTTGAATTGTAAGAAGAGTTAATACCATAGTAAAAATTGTTTACTTCAATATTACTTCCACATACAATTGCAGACCCATTTGTAGCAATAATACCGCTATAATTATTTGATATAGTAGCTTTTGTTGTAGCATTAATTCTAAATCCATTTATATATCCAAAAGCATTACCATTAGAACAACTAATCATATTGAAAGTAGGCATCCCAGTAACTTGTAATACGCAGTTAGAGGCAGTTGTTTCATTACCGATCAGTTTAATATTTAGCCCACAAGGATGATTTACATTAATACCACTTGTTATTCCATACGTTCCATCCGCTACTTTGATAGTAACATATACATCATCAATAATATTTCCGATAATGTTTAATGCTCCCTGAATAGTTGAAATATCAGAAGGAACATTAATAGTAGTATTAGACTCAAAATCTAATTTAAAACCTGATAAAATAGCATTGGAAAGAGTATTAAACCATTTAACATTAACAGTATTACCACCATATTGAAGCTCATATCTACCAGTAGCGGTTCCAGTAAGCTTAATAATAGTACCACCATTATCTTGAGCAGAGCTTGTAGGATTCCATTTAAAGAAATGTGAACCAAAAGCATTATCATTAGCTATACTATACCCAGTAACATATATCATTGCTGGTGCTGTTGATCTATCCCTAAGTGTTGCTATTGTACTTTCATTAACTAAGTTTCCAATTGCTGCGGCACTAGCTGCGGCACTAGCTGCATTAATTGCAGCATTCTGAATAGCTACTATATTAGTAGGTGTCATACCTTGTGCTATTATATTTATATTTTCAACAAATCCCATTTGTTACTCCTATTGTACCTAGATATGAATCCACAGAATCGAATGCTACATTATATGCTGTGCCATTAGTCTTCTTAATAGCGTCATCTAAAAATCTATCAAACTCACTTCTTATTCTTGTCGGTACTTGTAGTGTCTTCATATCATCCTGCATACTAAATACCCTATAGATTGATTTATCGAATGATATGCTATCTTCAGCATTACTAGAACTTGATCCATCTGTAGCTATTCTCAGTTGAGTATGAATTCTATATACTGGTGCAGGTGTTACTACAGCCTGTGTATAGATAGAAGATTGAACTAAGCCCATGATCCCCGCCATAGTCTTGTATCAGGTATAGTTAATAGGTCTTTCTCTATATCAAATGTACTTCGTACAAGCATGCTATTAGCCTTATCCAGTTGTACTTTCTCATTAGCTTCATCACTTAACCATGAAAAGAGATTTGCTGCTATACATGGTTTTACAAGACGGTACATCTCCATACTCATTTCAATACTTTCAAATGGCAGTGTTGGGTAGAAGAAATATCTTACTAATACTGTACGATCTGTGGGTACAGGAGTATTTGGTATTACACTTACAATAATATGATTATTAGCTGTTACACTTACACTAAAATAATCTAGATTACACTCTACAGTATACACACTATGAGGTTCTTTCTGTAGTATTATCTCTACTTCAGTAAGACCATCTCCACCTGCTGATAATGGATCAGTATTAGTAGTTAGATCATAAAGTTCTTGTGTGTAGAATATTACCTTTAGATCTTGTGCTATACCTAATCCTTCTTCAATACGGTCATTCAGCCATGCATCATTATATGCTACTGTATCAGTAAGTCTAAAATCTAATGCTCTTGAAAATTCACGCATCTTAGCTAGTGTATAGATCATAGTATCTCCTATATAATTATCGTATTATATCAGAATATTAGAGAATTCTTACTCTCTTCCTCATACTCTATTTCTTCCCATATGCCATCTTTTCTTTTATACTCTGCCTCTTCACTAGGCTTCCATGCTTCTATACTCCCTAGCATACTAACAGTATCTATGAAGTCATCATGCTTACTCTTAAATCCACTAGCTGATGTATTCTTGAGTTCATCCATAGCTTCTGCTATACACTCATCTTTCTCCATGTTTTTAGGGAACCATATCTTCTTCAACTTAAATAGAGGAACTACTACATTAAATCTTTGCATCTTATTAGTATTAGGTCTCATACCAGGACTACCCTTATTACCATCACTAAGTAGATTAAAGAAGATATTCCTAGATATCATTTCATTCTGAATCCACTGTATGAAACCCCCCTGCTGCCCTGTTACCTCTACACCAACACCTTGAGGCTTATACGTCTGACAGAACTTAAATAGATCATCCACATTCTTATCCATCAACTGTCGTCTACATATACCATCTACCCATAACCAGTCACCATTATTGTTATAGGCCCATACACTTATAACACTGTAGTCACTACTGCTCTTTTCACTAGTAGCAAAGTCTGTAGTTATATAGAAGTTGTATTTATTCTTATTCTTTAGTACTGTTACTCTATCATACCATATAAGATCACCATCTTGTATTAACCTATCCTCATCTGACATAATCCTTAGCATAAGCTCCTGATTAAATGTATCTATCTTACCAGCAGCTAAGGCTTTCGTATATTGAGTGTTAACATACTCCCATGTAAAGCGATCTTCCCACCCACCTTTGAATTCTTCAGGAGCACATGGAAACTCTTCACATACAGGGTACACATTAACATACCAAGCACCACTTTCTACAGCTTTATATAGGGGATCACTAGCATTAAAGGGAGTACCACTCCATATGGTCTTACGTCTTGAAGGATGTAGAGCGTAGTCAATAGCTTTATACACAGTATCTTCTATACTCGCACGTACTGTAGCTGATCTTGCATCTTCATCAGATATTAAGTCATCTAAAATAGCTAGATATGGTCTTTGTCCCATTTCTTTAGCTCCACGTACTCCAGTTTTTGCACCATACCCTTTAAATACAGTTGCCTTACCATCTAAATTCTCAAACTCCCACCTAATATCTGTAAATCTAGTCTTAGGAATATATTTCTGTAGAAACTCACTATTCTCCCATCTATATTCCAGATTCTTACGCATATTCTTAACACCATTCTCTATAGAATCTGAAACATATAATCCTAAAGGTATTTCGCCAAATCCATCTATTCCACCATACACAGCTATATACAATATCATGTATTCTCCCATGATAGTTGTCTTAGCCATACCACGACTACACAGATTACATATGTTCTGCTTCTTACCAGCCACCTCATCCAGCATTTTATAGTGAATTACAGGTGTTTTATTTTCCTCACCTTTACCACCATTAACAAGTTTAATAAAAGTAACAAACTTTAATGCAAAATCTGATGGAATATAGCTATTTTCTCCAGTATAGCTTACTGTATTAAGCCATTCTATTACAGATTTTTTAGTAGGTGAACTCATACTTCTACCTCAGCTTCTATAATATTAGATTCTGCTATCCATTTTACAGCTATACCAGCTTCCATACTTCGTCTCTGTTCCATTACTAACGCTTCAGTAGCTTTTCTTAGCTCATCTATAGCACTTCCTTCATTAGTTACTGTAACATTTATCTGCTTATCCTCTTCAGGCTTTAATTCCCTAATCAATACCTCAGCAGCTTTCTGTCTTACAGCAGGACTTACATTATTATCATACATCATCTTAGCAGTAACAGCTATAGCGTCATGGAATGTATGCCTATGGACCAACTTCACACTTATATTAGCTACTTTACGTATCTCATTAACTAGAGCACTAGCATTATATCTACTAGCCTCTCCTCCCATATCTCTTTTAGTCTCATTCCTAGCATATCTAGCAGCTAATCTTTCAGGAAATACTTTAACATAAGCATCAACTGCAGTATGATTAGCCTCTACTAATACAAAAAACTTCAATGCATTCATGTATTTAGGAGTAGACCATTGGTTATTCTTCTCCATAACATTAAAATACTGGCTATAAGCATCAAGAAACTCTTCACCATAGTCACTATCAGCAACTAAAAGGTTAAGTTCATCAACTATTTCCTGAGTAACTAAAGAACCTTTTTTCTTTCCTAGCTGATCTTGTAGTACTGATAGCTCTATCATTTCTTACCCTTAGTTTTCTTATCTATACCACACTGTTTAGCACATACTTTTACTTCTTTAATGCCATCTATAGTATTCACCCATACGCTATACTTCTCATCCTGCTTACATGCAGGACATTTACTGAATTGTTTATTAATCATAATACTCTCCTATATTTATGAAAGCATACCATATGTTATTACTGTTATGCAAATAGTACAATATTACGTTATATCTTAATTAACATAACGATAGAATACAGACCGTTATGTTTGACAATACATAACGCTTTCAGGTACGATTAGGGTATCGGTTAACGACTGCGCTGGGGGGTTAGTAAGCTCTTCCCCTTTCAGTGACAGCAACCATCTACTTCAACAATACACTTCTTAGACTTGGGATCATAAAGTCACCACCTTCAGCTATTCTACCATATGCCTGATATCCAGCTAATCCACCAATATTATTCATGTTATATTCAGAAGGAGCAAACTTATCACCTACCCATACTCCACCATACTGCCCACCTACTCCATTATAAACAGATTGATTACTAAACGTAGGATGATTAGTCTTCTTAAACGTATCGGGAGAATGATCTCCATTAACTCCAGCAAGACCATTAATGTAAGCACCTCTAAGATCGTAGTCATATGTATCATTCATCTTATTATTATCAGTTGCCCAACGTAAGTATTTCTGCTCATCTTGAGGTGATAGCTTAGTATTCTGTGTAGCAGTATTATCTTGTTCCATAGTAATCCTTTTTGTAATTATACCATTATATGATCGAGTAAAAATCCCTAGGGAAATTTCCAAATTCTTGGTATGAAGTTAGTGTGGGTGTGTGGGGTGGTCAGCAGTTGACATCCCCCCCCTATCAACTTCAGAAGATACTTCTTTATATCCTCTATCATAGCCATAGAGCTATGTACTACAAAGGATTCTACCATGTATTCTATTATTATCTCTACACTTGTTGAGCACTTCCAGCTCCTACTTACTCTTGTTGGATTCATTATGACTCCTAAACTAATCACACTAATCAAAGGATAACGGATGAAACTAATGTCAACTTATTACTGCATAACACGAAGAGGATGGAAGAGATCCTTTCTAAGATTAGCCATAGTTCTACTCTAGATTCTTACTACTATCTTCGGATGGTAGTATAGAGTTTAACTCTGGTCACTGATAATGTTCATACCAACGTCTACAATCTATACCATAGAGTATATACAAGTAAGTCCTATATGGCAGGAGTAAATCATGTTTACATTTATCATCATCGCATTAGCAGCAGTATTCGCAGTAGGTGCTCTTAAGAGTATGTCTCCATCAGAAAGAGTTATTGTTATTCGTAGATCTCTTAATATGCTTACATTTGGAGGAGTATATCTATTCAGAGCTGGTAAAGGGGCAGCAACAGCATCATACCATTCAGGACGTATAGCAGGTACTACATTAGCATTAGAAGGTCAAGAGTCATTAATGGCTATGAAACAACATAATAAAGATGTAGAAGCTAAAGGTGGTGCAGCTAGAGAAGCTATCAGATCATCTATATCTCATGCTGATGCATTAGGATTATCATCTATGAATGCTGATCTTAAAGCTAAAGCAGATGCATTAGATGCAGAACTTGCAGCTAAAAGAGCAAGACTAAACGCTCTATAATATATCTACTACTTCCTTAGGGAGGTAGCATGATGTATTACCAAGTGGCAGTACACACAATAGTTGAGCATAGACTCTAACAAATGTCATTCCATTAGGAGGAACATGAACACATACAAGAACGGTAGTGCTACCAATAGCATTATCGTCTGTACGTAGTCGAGCAAGCAAGAGAGAACCTGCTTCAACAACGCCTCTAACATCACCACATAATGGCAATGTCAATAAGTCCGGCACATCATCAGTGAATTGTCTAACCATAACATCAATATAAATAGCCATAGAACTATTACTATTCTGAGGAGAATATTATGAAACAGTTATCAACACTAACATTTGCACAGATTCAAGAAGTAGCTGCTAAGCAGAAAGCATATGAAGCCAGCTATAGTTTAGCAGGGTTAAGACTAGCAATTAAGGAATCAGTATCTAAGCTTAATGCAGAGACATTAGATACTAATTGGACAGAATATCTAGCAGCTTTAGAGGCTAGTGATGTAGAGCATAAAGCTTATCATCATGAGTTGCTTTTACAGCACAAAGTACAGTGGTCTAAAGTGTTTACAACACTTATTGAGGACCTTGTAATAAGCCACAGCTACCTTGAGCACAGGATTGCAGGATACAAGCTCGGACAACAGCTATGTAACAAAGTAATAACATTAAGTACAGGCAGAGTACGTTCTAGTCATAGTACTAAACTTACTCTTGGAGCTAATATAATTCAGTTTCTAAAAGCTACTGGATTCTTACAAAATAAGATCATTAGAACTGATAAAGCTCATACTCATAATATCATTGAGCCTAGTTATAAGTTACAAGCCTTTCTTCAAGAAGAAGGGTTATATCTTAAAGCAGCTACAGTACGTAGTGGTGGGGCAGCATATAGATTAGTAGCACATACTTTAGAAAATCAAGGAGGTAATTATTTATCTTCTAAGACTATGCTTAGCGGGCTTACAGCACAGGGTGAAGCAGCATTAGCTGCATTAAATCATCAACAATCAGTACCGTTTACACTCATTCCTAATGAGGAGTTAATTCCTTTGTTAGAGGAATATAAAACATCAGATAAATGGTTTGATAAAGATGGAGTATTTATGGCTAAGGAGTGGAATAAGTTAGTAGAAGATATTCACAGATTTCAAGATGAGATATTTCATGTACCATATGCATTTGAGAATAGCTCAGGACGTATGCATTCATGCAGTCCTTATTTGAATCCACAAGGGGATTCATTTCAGAAGCGTATGCTTACTATCAATGGTAATGCTATTAATAAGTATGACTGTAGAAATAATAATCTACAAGTATATGCACTATTAGGTAGTGATCCATTGACAGGTAGTAGAGTAGGACTATCAACTAACGAGCTGGAAGACTTACGTATTGAGTTGGCTAATAGACTCAATGAACATGTAGGCAGTAATACTTTTATCAAGGATACAGTCAAACATCTAGTTATGATTGCATTCTATGGCGGTATGGAGAAACAGTTACTTGATAATCTTG